GATTAACTAGGTTAAGTAACCCAGTAGTGGTTGAACCACCCCCACCAATTGTAGATTGGATGGCGTTCAGTAAGTTTTCTGTGCCATCCGATGACTTGTTAGCAAGCAGGAACCTAGACAGAGAAGCAGTACGTCGGTATGGCGTACGTTGGGACAAGACAACAAAAGCATGGGTTATTCCAATTGTGTCTCCACTTGGCGAATTGCTTGGATGGCAGTCCAAATCTAAAACTAAAGTTTTGAATTACCCAATAGGGGTTTCTAAATCAAGCACGCTGTTTGGTTTAGACAAAGCAGATTGCGATACTTGCATTTTGGTTGAGTCTCCACTTGATGTTGTGCGGATACACACAGCAATAGATGGCTGTTGCGGGCTAGCATCGTTTGGTGCGCACATCAGCAAAACACAAATTTCATTACTTGCTAATCATGTAAATAAGTTAGTTATTGCATTGGACAATGATTCTGCAGGTATTGCAGCAGCTCAAAAATTAAAAGATAAGTTGCCTGCATTTAGGACCCCAGTTCTTTGGGCAAAGTATTCCCACACGGATGCAAAAGATATTGGTGACATGACTGACGCTGAGGTTTATGAATCTATTTCTCAAGCGTCAATTTTCCCGTGGTGGTTGCATGTTTAAGGGCAACCTGTACCCGTTTCAACAAGAAGCTTCTGAAGCTATGACGGACCGTGGGCAGATGTTGCTGGCGTTAGTCATGGGCGCTGGTAAAACTATTACAACACTTGCAGCATTAGAAACACTAAAAGATCAGGGTGAAATAAAGAAAACTTTAATTGTTGTTCCATCATCTCTAAAGTATCAATGGGAACGTGAAATTAAAAAGTTTACTGATTCTTCATGCATGGTTGTGGACGGCACTATAAGCACAAGAAAAAAACAATGGAGAGCATCCCTTAGCGCTACCTATGTAATTATTAACTCAGAATCTTTGAAAAATGATTTGGCTGATTTTGAAAAACATACGTTTGACGCAATGGTTGTTGATGAAGCCACCATAATTAAATCAGCAAAAGCTAGACGGTCTCGGTTAATAAAACGAATTGGAAAAAGATACCATTACCGTTTTGCATTGACTGGTCAGCCTATTGAAAACCGCCCTGAAGAATTGTTTTCTATTATGGAATATGTAGACCCAAAAATATTGGGAAAAGTTGATCTTTTTGATAGAACTTTTATTGTACGAGACAGGTTTGGTAAGCCAAGTCGTTACCGTAACCTAAAACAGTTACACAAGAGCATGGAAGGCATAATGATTCGCAAAACGCGAGAAGACATTGCCGACCAACTTCCACAAGTTATACAACAAGTTATACCCGTACCCTTTGACACAGCGGGTGCTGTGGTTTATCGGAAAATTGCAAACGATTTGTTGAACTCAATTCAAAAAGCCATTTCTCAAACAGGTAGAGGGTTTGATATTTGGAGTCACTATTACGGGTCGTCTGGAAACAAAGAAGCGCAAGGCGACATTATGTCTAAGTTAATTGTTTTGCGTATGTTTTGTGACAACCCAGAACTTGTACATTGGTCAGCAAAAATGTACGCCGACGCATCCACCGACCACGGAAGTGAGTACGCAAACAAACTCATTAACCAAGGAATTTTACCGCCGACGTCAGGAACTCCAAAGTTAGAAGCAGTAGTGCAATACATTACAGATGTTTTGGAACAATCGCCAAACAACAAAGTTGTGTTGTTTTCGTTCTTTAAAGAAAACTTACGGTTAATACAACAAGCAACCAAACACATAACGCAAAGCGTGTTGTTTATGGGCGGTATGACTATGTTAGACCGGGATGAATCCAAACAAAAGTTTTCGCAAGACCCTAAAATTCGTTTGTTCTTGTCATCAGACGCTGGAGGGTATGGCGTTGACCTACCTGTTGCCAACTACCTAATCTCATATGACCTCCCTTGGTCAGCAGGTAAGCTTGACCAAAGAGAAGCCCGAATTATTAGACTCTCTTCGGAATTTCCACACGTAAACGTTGTTTCATTTGTTATGAAAGGTAGCATTGAAGAACGACAATACGAAATGTTACAAGAAAAAAGAAATATTAACAAAGCGTTTATAGATGGTGGATATGACACCAAGGGCGACTATAAACTTACTTTGGGAGCACTATCCGATTTCATAGCACACAGCGAGGTATGACATGAGTAAAATTATTAGACAACAACCCGAAACAACTTTAGATGAAGCGTACGTTAGTAAACTTGTTAGCGAATTTCAAAACCACAAAACCATGTTGGAAGCAACACAAAAACGTTTAGACGGTTTTAAAAAAGAATTGACAGAAGTTCTTGAAGCACACGGTAAGCCTGACGAAAAAGGAAACCTGTGGATCAACCTTCCGGCGTGTGAGATTAAAAGAGAACGCCGTATTTCCAAAACGTTTAACGCATCTGCTGCAGAGGCTTGGGCAAAAGAAAACGGTTTTTGGGACACTGTTAAAGAAGTTATTGAAACCATTAGCGAAGACCGTTTGCTTGGTCTAGCATGGGACAGTGCCGATATCCAAGAAAAAGTTAAATCATTTTATGTTGAGAAGGAAACGTGGGCACTAAAGGTATAGAGGACTACCCTGGAAAACGTCCACCAAAGAACAGGACTACACGCAAGCCTAAAAAGCTTGATGACCCTTTTTTTGGCGTCAAATCTTCTCACTACGTAATTAAAGGCGAACGAGTTGAAGTGTTTACAATTGGGCAACTAGCCAAAGTGTTAGGTAAGAAAACAGGGACGGTAAGGTCGTGGGAAACAAAGGGAATTATTCCTAAACCCATATACAGAACCGCCCCACCAAACCGTGGGCAACTTCCTGGGGTAGAAGCAAAAGGTAGGAGGATTTACACACGAAAGCAGGTAGACTTGATAGTGTTAGCAGTGAACACAATACTTGAGGGCAAAGACCCAAGAGTTGTGACATCTGATAATTGGAATAAATTAAAGCAATACATAAAAGACAACTGGAAAAAATAAAACACAAACACAAACACAAAGGACAAAAACAAATGCCAAATAAATACGACGAAGACTTTGACACAGACGAAGTAGAATTTGATTCGCCTGTCAAAGTTGAAACAAAGAAAGAATCACTTACTCAAAAAGAGCGAGTAGAAACACCAGTGGCTAATCCTGGAAAGAAAAACGTAATCAACCGTGGTTGGGGTGCAGCACAAAAAGTGCAAGAATCAACCTCAGCGTTTGCTCAACGTTTTAAAGTTACAGAAGACCCACAAATTATTAAGTTCCTAGAGGACGAACCTTATGCATCGTTTCGCACACACTGGATTGATGGCCGCGCTGGTCAGAAGTCTTTTGTTTGTTTGGCTGATCATCCTGAAGGTTGCCCACTTTGTGACGCAGGTAATCGCCCATCAACTAAGTTTGCTTTCAACATTGCAGTACTTGGAGAAGAGGGAGACTTATCAGTTAAGTCATTTGAGGTTGGCGTTCGTTTAATTGACCAACTTAAAAACTTCCACACAGACCCTCGTCAAGGTCCATTGTCTAAAAACTATTGGGCAGTATCCAAAACTGGCAAGGGTGCACAAACACAAACCATTCTTCAAATGGTGCGTGAACGTGACTTGTCAGAGTGGTCAATGGTTGGTTACACAGATGAGGACATGGCTGTGCTTAAGCGCAACTGCTACACACCTGAAATTATTTCAATACCAACACGTTCAGAACTTTTGGACATTGCATCCGAGATTAACGACGCAAGGTAACTAATGTACAAAACGGTAAACACCGTTGATGAACTAAAGCAAATAGTAGACATAGTCATGGATTTTGGTTCTTTTGCTTTTGACATTGAATCACGGGGTGTTCTTGAGCGTCACGATGATGTAAATACACACTTTCAAAAAGAGTGTAAACAGCACATTGCGACACTTAAGAACCCCAGTGAAGATGTTGTTGAAAGGTCTACCGACGCTATTCGTCAACGCTACTTAAAGGACCTTGCTCTTAATCCGCTTCGCAATGAAGTGTTTTGGTTAGGTATCGCAACACATGGACATTCATGGGCTATCCCAATGGGACACAAGATAGGCGAAGTGCTCATTCCCGAACAGCGTGGTGACGGAGCAACCCTGCCACCACTAGAGCACCGCAAAGTTCTCAAGAACGGAACTGTATCCACCGCTAAAACCAAGTACTACATTCCTGCAGTCTACTCAGAGCCTCCCGTGCAATTATCTAGGTACGATGTTTTTGAAACTTTGCGTCCATTGTTTTTTGGCACCGCAATCAAAGTTGGGCACAACGTAAAGTTTGACGCTTTGTCCATTCAGAAGTATTACGGAGAACTATCTCCAGGACCATATAGAGACACGATGGTGTTGCAGCACATTTGCGACGAAAATATTCCTAGTTTTTCTTTAGTTAATCTAATCTTGCACAACTTTGGAAACCATGCTCCTTACAACAAAGAAGGAAAGCTTGGAAAAACAATTGATTCGGTTTCCTATGGCGCCGCATCTCGTTACGTTCATTTAGACGCTCGCTGGACGTGGATGTTGTACATCAAGCTAATGGCTAAACTAAAAGCGGAATCTTCACTAATTCCAGTAATGGAGCAAGACATGAGTGTCTTGCAAGTGCTGATGAATATGGAACAAGAAGGCATTACGGTAGATGGTTACAACCTAAAGAATTTACGCAAGGAGCTAGACACAAAGTTAAACGACACGTTATTACTTTTATCAGAGTTTGCTTACCCTGGATTCAATCCAGATTCAAATAAGGACAAGCAGTTGTTTTTATTTAACAAAAAGAGAGATGGTGGGTTAGGTTTAAAGCCCACCAAGAAAACACCAAAAGGCGCACCATCAGTAGACACAGAGTCTCTGGAAAGTCTTCGGGGTAAGCATCCAGTTATTCCACTCTTACTTGAGTGGTCCGAAACCCAAAAGCTAAAGAACACGTATGTAGATGGGTTACTCCCTAAATTAAACAACAACAAATTGCACCCGTCTTTTAATTTGCACAGAACAGCCACCGGGCGTTTGTCTTCTTCCTCTCCTAACCTGCAAAACATTCCTCGTGATTCCAGCATTAGAAAATTGTTTGTACCTCCAGACGGCTTCACTATGCTTGTAGCAGATTACGATCAAATTGAACTACGAGTTATGGCTATGTTTAGTCAAGACCCACGTCTACTTCAGATTTTTAAAAACAATGAAGACATTCACTCTGCAACAGCCGCCGCCGTCTTTAAAAAGAAAGTTGAAGATGTAACTTCAGAAGAACGACAAATCGGCAAAGGCGTTAACTTCCTTACCGCTTACGGTGGTGGTTCCAACAAACTTGCTAGGGTTACTGGCGTTACACCCGAACACGCAGACGAGTTGCTGGCGTCATATTACAAAAGTTTTGCGGGACTTACTAAATGGAAACAGGTAGCAATAGCTACAGCTACTAAAAAAGGATTTGTAACCACGCTGAGTGGTCGCCGTAGGCGATTACCTGACCTCACATCACGTTCTTCTGAATTGTTTTCTAGGGCGCAACGGCAAGCAATCAACGCGATCATTCAAGGAAGCGCTGCAGACATATGTAAACAAGCAATGATTGATGTAGACACTGCATTCAAAGACACAAAAACAAAAATGCTTGTACAAGTTCACGACGAACTTGTAGCAATTACCCCAGAAGACTGCGTGGAAGACTCAATAAATACGTTAATCACCGCCATGGGTCATAATAGAGATATCATGGGAGTCACATTAAAAGTTTCTTGCCACTCGGCACGAAGCTGGGCGGAGGCAAAGCAATGACAGAGATGACAAACACTCTAGATAAACGAAACTTTTGTTTAATGCTTTCGTCTATTACAGGCCAAAGCGTTGCAAATCAATTAGGATTTGCTCCCGTTTCAAAGGATGTTGAAGAACTGGAACATGTGATGGTTGAAAACCAATGGGAAACATTGCACGACTTTGGCATTTTTGAAGACATTGTTGAGTCTGTTGAGTGGTTTGCTCAAGTGCTGTCTGCAACACAACCTGAACTGCAAGGACCAAACGCATCAATGATAGAAAACACTAAGGCGGTTATCTTGTCATATAGCATGGCGTTGGTTCAAAAACTGTTGTCTAACAACAAGGTTGCTTTACTGGGCAGAGTTGAGTATGATGATTACGAAGATTGCGACGGTTACGTTGGAGATGAAGATAACTAATACACAATGAGGTTTACAACATATGTCATCTTGGTGGGATAAAAAGTTAACTGAAAAAGGACAACCAGAACCTAGGTCATCGCCTCCGATTACTCCAAACGTAATTTTGCCTGCGTTGCGTCAACAAGCATCAGAAGTAGCTTCTCAAAAGACAACAACAGCTGATGTACAGCAAAATCAAACTGGACAAACAGACATGGGCACAGCAATTAGATCGTGGAAAGGTGGAGAAGCTCATCGCCGCGAAGGTTCTTTATCTTGCCCAAGTTGCGGCAGTAAAAATGTATTTAGTAGAGCAAACAGCGGTAGTTTAGGTCATGCACCAGCACCAAGATGCTTTGAGTGTGGGTGGAACGGTAAATACGAACAAGCAGACCAGGTGAACTGGGGAACATAGGAACCACAAAATGTCAACTCAAATTAATGTCAACATACCAAACGTAATCTCATGGTTTAAAGAATCAGAACAGTGCATGTTGCATAACCATGCTGAGGAAATACCTAATTCTTTGCCAAAACAATACGGCCCTCCTTTAGCAAACATTCATGCCACATTGATTAAGTTTGCAATGTTGCACGCAAATGAACAAGTAACTTTTTTTAAAGAACTAGGATACGCCTGTAAGTAAAAGTGCAATAAGAAAACAACAACGAAAGTAGACAAAATGGAAACTGATTATGAGTCAATAACGGCAATAATCAATAAGATAAACAAAAAACAAAATGAAGTTTCAATCCTTAGAGCTGATGCTATGCATCAGCAGTTAGCACGCACCACTACAGGTATCCTTGCATACGATTTAATGCTTGGCGGAGGTTGGCCTGCAAACCAATGGTCAGAAATTATTGGTGATGAATCATCTGGAAAGACAGCACTTGCGTTTAAAACTATTGCGGCTAACCAAGCGCTTGACCCAGACTGGACAGCAGTTTGGGTTGCAGCAGAAGAGTTTGTGCCCGACTACGCAAAATCAGTTGGCGTTGACCTTGCTCGCTTATGGGTTATTGAAACCAACAGCATGGAGCAAGCTTACAACTTGGTAATTGAGTTGATGAAGAATCGTGCCGCAGACTGCATAGTCATTGATTCGTTGCCAGCACTTGTGCCTACAGACGAATCGGAACGCATGATGGATGAATTCACCGTCGGTTTGGGTGCTCGTATTACTTCTAAGTTTTTTCGCAAAGCCTCAGAAGCGCAGAAACGGTCAATGACAGAAAAAGAACGTTCATGTACAGGTATTATGATTAACCAATGGCGCCAGAAGATTGGTGTTATGTGGGGGGATAATCGCACAACCCCAGGCGGTCTTGCTAAGAACTTCAGTTATTTTGTTCGTGTTGAAGTCAGGCGCGACGAATGGCTTA